AATGGATTCGCCAAAAGTTGGCAAAAATCAAAGGAATTTGAGATGGGATTACGAGGACCGAAGGCGTTGCCGGCCAACGTACACCTGCTTCGAAACAATCCAAGTAAAAAACCGCTCGCTTCGCTGTTTGATGAGTTTCGGCCTGAGGTTGATATTCCGAAAGTACCGCCTTGGCTTTGGGCTGAGGCAAAAAAAGAGTGGAAACGTATTACGCCTGAGCTCAAGCGTTATGGCTTGATCTCGCAATTGGACCGAGCTGCGCTGGTGATGTATTGCCAAGCCTGGTCGGAATATGTGTGGCTCAAGCAAAAGCTTTCGGAGGCGATGGCCAACGCAGAAAGCGGACGCGAGGCGGCGAAAGCGCAGGGTAAAGAGTGGTTTGGCGATGATGGATTCAAAATCACGACGGCTAACGGAGGATTTTCATATTCGCCTTATGGCGTGGCCGCCAAACGTGCGGGCGATGAGGTGGCGAAGTACCTACAGGCTTTTGGATTATCGCCTTCCTCGCGCGGTCGCGTCACAACTGGCACCAGTCCGCAAGGAAAATTGTTCGATGACGATTCGGAGTGGGACTGATGTCTGACGGCAAGAAAATGAGTTTTGCCGAGATTGCCACGCAGTATGCGCGTGATGTCGTCGATGGCAAAATCATTTCCTGCAAGTGGCATAGACTGGCGTGCAAACGCCATCTTGACGATCTGGACAAGGCTGCGGCCGGGGACTGGCCTTATGTTTTCAATCCCGAAATCACCAACGCCAAAGGCAAGACGTACTTTCCGGCGGAGCGGATCTGCAAGTTCGCGGAGCGGATGCCGCACACGAAAGGAGAATGGGCGGCTCTTGGCCAGCGGATCAAGCTAGAGCCGTGGCAGATTTTTGTTTTGGCATGTTTGTTTGGATGGGTAAACAAATCCACAGGCAAGCGCAGGTTTCGCGTGGCAGACATTATCGTCCCACGGAAAAATGCAAAAAGTACGATCGCAGCGGTGATTGGTAACTACATGCTTGTGGCGGATGGCGAGTTTGGTGCCGAGGTGTATTCCGGTGCCACGTCAAAAGATCAGGCAAACGAGGTGTTCCGTCCAGCCAAGCTGATGGCCAGAGATGCCATGATGTCGCGCGAGAAGTCGTTTGTGGAGGAGTTCGGGGTCACGATCAATGTTTCAAACATGAGCGTGATTGCGAACAACTCCAAGTTTGAGCCGGTGATCGGCAAGCCTGGTGACGGCGCGTCGCCATCTTGCGCGATCGTGGACGAGTACCACGAGCACCAGACCTCCGACCTGTATGACACGATGCAGACTGGCATGGGCGCACGGTCTCAGCCGATGTTGCTGATGATCACCACTGCCGGCTCTGACATTTCAGGGCCGTGCTATCTGCATCAGGTCGAGCTGCAAAAGATCCTGGAAGGCGTGATCGAAAACGATCAGCGGTTTGGGATCGTCTTTACAGCCGATGAGGATGATGACTGGACCAGTGAAATTGCACTGAAAAAAGCCAATCCGAATTACGGCGTGTCAGTGGACGCTGAGTTTTTAAAGTTGCAGCAAGAAAACGCAAAGGCAGATCCGCGCAAGCAAAACATTTTCAAGACCAAGCACCTGAATATCTGGGTGGCAGCGGCATCGCCCTGGCTGAATCTGCTGAACTTGCAGCGGGCCGGCGACCCGCAACTCAAGCTTGACTCTTACGCGTGGGACGGCTGCGTGGTCGGCCTCGATCTGGCCAGCAAACAGGATATCGCAAGTGCCGTGTTTGTGATGTGGCGAGACCTCGAGGATGGCAGGCATTACTACGCGGTGAGCAAAAACTACGTCCCAGAGGCGGTCCTTGAAAAGCCAGAGAACGCGCACTACGCGGCCTGGAACCATGCAGGGCACCTGATTGCTACGCCTGGAAACATGATCAATCTTGAGCAGATCCAGGAGGATGTGATTGAGTCCGCGCACCTGGTGCCGATCCGCGAAGTGGCCAAGGATCCTTGGGGAGGCCACCAATTGGGCGCCAATCTGGCGGAAGAGGGCTTTACGGTGGTGGATATTCCTCAGCAGGTCAGGTATCTGTCCGATCCGATGAAGGAAATCAACGCGCTGGTCGATGCGGGGCGGTTCCACCATGATGCAAATCCTGCGTATGTGTGGATGCTGTCAAACGTGGAAGTCAAAGAGGACAGGAACGATAACGTTTTCCCGAGGAAAACGCGCAAGCAAAACAAGATCGATGCAGCAGTTGGCACGATCGTCGCGATGAACCGAGCCCTGGCTGTCTCAACTGAAGACCAGGCGATTGCAGAAATGATCATCCTATGAGCACAATGACAAACAACTGGTATAACGCCGAGCGCGTGAGTCAGCCAGGCAGCGTCATTCTTAATCAATGGATGGCCTCCAGGCAGAGCGCCCGTCAAAGTCCTAAAGCTGCCGTGGAGGCAACCCCGGTGTCTGAAATTCTTCCAGGCACGGAGATGTATAACATTTTGACAGGTGGCGGGATGGATGGCGGCGCCGGTGTGGCCGTCACGGAACAATCCGCAATGGCTGTGGGCGCCGTGTATGCCTGTATTGGCCTGATTGGTGGCGCGATGGCCTCCATCCCGCTGCATTTTTATCGTCGGAAGAATGGCTCCAGAACCCGGGTTGACCATCGTCTTTGGTGGTTTTTCAACGAATCGCCATGGGCGAACTGGACTGCCTCATCGGCCTGGATGTTCACCGTGCAGTCCATCGGGTTGCTGGGTGATAGTTTTTGGGAAATCAAACGCAAAAATAGATTTACCCTTTCGGTCGAGAGTATTGAGGGCTTTGAGCCGCATCATCCAAACCGCGTTTACGTGGACATGCACAACGACGGTTCTTTGTTCTACCTGGTGCAGGATCGCACAACCGGCACCATTCGCACGGTAGAAGCCGAGGATATGCTGCATTTCCCTGGGGTTGGGTTTGATGGCAAACGCAGCCTCTCGCCGCTGCGAGCTGCATTGCGCAGCGCTGCAGGCATTGCGATTGCCGCAGATCAGCATGCAGGGTCGTTTTTCAAAAATGGCGCTCGCCCGGATTTCGTCATCACGATGCCAGGCAAAGCGGACGAAGGGCAGATCAACGCACTGAGAAACAGTTGGTCTCAGCGCTATCAGGGAGCGCTTCGCGCCCACTTGCCCGCTGTGTTGACCGGCGGTATGGAGGTGCAAGAGCTCACGATGAGCGCAGAGGATGCGCAGCTGATTGCGACTAGAAACTTCCAAGTCAAAGACGTTGCGCGCATCTACGGCGTGCCGCCTCACATGATCGGCGATACCGAAAAAACCACCAGTTTTGGCAGCGGCATTGAAAGCATGTCAATTGGTTTTGTGCGGTACACGCTGCGCCGCTACATGGACGCATTTCAACAGGAAATTAACCGTAAGCTCTGGCCGCGCAACGCTACGATTTTTGGCGAATTCAATGCAGACGCGTTACAGGATGGCGATAGCAAGGCGCAGTCGGATTACTTCGGTAAAGCGCTCGGCGGACCAGGCAGTCAAGGCTGGATGACCATCAATGAAGTACGTCGCTTAAAAAACCTGCCGCCTATTCCGGGCGGGGACGAAGTTGTGCGTGCCTCACAAACCCAATCGGATCGACCCGAGGGCAACCTTGATCGACAAAACGACGAAAACAGCTCCGAGTCAGAGCCGAATTCTGACGACGACCCTGACGGAGAATGATATGCACCCCATGCTGAAACTGCTTGCCAACAACAAGCATCGCGGACGATTCAAGTCTGAAATTAAATCAGGCTCAAATGAGGCCACGATCTATCTCTATGACATGATAGTGGACTCAGAGGTGGAGGCAGAGTACTGGGGCGGCGTCAGTCCGCAAGCCTTTATCAAGGCTCTAAACCAAATCACGGCATCGACGATTCATTTGCGCGTGAATAGCCCCGGCGGATCGGTTTTTGCCGCCCGCGCCATGGAGCAGGCGATTCGCGAGCACTCTGCCAAGGTGGTGGCTCATATTGATGGTTTGGCGGCCAGCGCTGCAAGCTTTCTCGTGATGGCTGCCGATCATATTGAAATGGCACCAGGCAGTTTTATGATGATTCATAAAGCCTGGACATTTGCCTATGGCAATTCTGATGATTTGCTCAAAACGGCTGAGATGCTGGATCAGATTGATGGCTCTCTAGTGTCGACTTACTCGACGGCCACAGGCCAGTCTGAGGAAAGCATCCAGTCCTGGATGACAGACGAAACTTGGTTCGATGCCGACAAAGCAGTTGAACTTGGTTTTGCTCACTCAGTTTATGAGCAGGATGCACAGAATCAACAGCGTGGCAGCCAAAACAAAGCGGACTGGGACCTGAGCGCGTATGCGCACGCACCGCAGTCGGTGGCGATTCCTTCTGACGAAACTCCTGCACCGCCCAACGCACCTGAAAACCTCTCTTCTCCTGCCTTAATCGACCGAGAAGCCTTGGCCAGAGCCGCCAGGGTTGCCCTAGTTTCTGCCTGACGCTCACGCGCCAAGCATCAATCAGCCGCCATCTTGGCGGCCTTTTTTTTGGAGTCATCCTCATGAACAGCACGAAAGCCTTGCGTGAGCGCCGCGATCAATTAGCGCACACTTTGCACAACCTTGTAGACAAGGAAAAAACCCCAGAATGGAAACCAGAGCACCAGTCGCAGTATGACTCGGCGATGGCTGAAATCTCCAACATTGATGAGCAGCTCAAGCGTCATACCAACGCCATGGCTGCGATCGCTGCCGATGCCGCAGATCGCGGCCTGATTCAGGACGCCGATCGTGACCGCTTTACGCGCACACCTGGTGCTCATAAAGAGGAAACACAGGCACTTCGCGCTTATCTGACGGGCGGCCTGTCCAATTTGCAGCCCGAGCAGCTCAACCAGATGCGTGCGCGTCAAGCCGGCGACATTCGTAACGTGATGAGCATGCCTCAGGCTGCCATGAGTGCAGGCACCCCTGCTGAGGGCGGCTACACGGTGGCCACTGAGTACTACCGTCAAATGACCGAGGCCATGAAAGCCTTTGGTGGGATCCGCACAGTTGCCACGGTCATCCAGACTGGCAACGGCGCTCCGATGAACTTCCCGGCAGCGGACGCAACAAGCGAAGAGGGCGAGCAGGTCGGTGAAAACGCCGCTGTGGCGCTTGGCGAAACCACGTTCAGCAATCTGGACTTGGCTGTCTACAAGTACTCGTCCAAGAAAATCGCCTTGCCGTTTGAGCTGATTCAGGACTCGATGTTTGACCTGGAAGCCTATATTCAGAATTTGTTGAGTCTGCGCCTTGGTCGCATCACCTCCAAGCGCTTCACGACGGGCACGGGCAGCAGCCAGCCTAATGGCATCGTAACGGCCTCAACGGCTGGCAAGGTCGGTGCAACGGGCCAGACCGCCACGATCACCTACGACGACCTGGTTGACCTCGAGCACTCGGTGGACCCGGCTTACCGCAGTGGCGCAGGTGTGGCATTCATGATGCACGACAGCACACTCAAGGCTCTGCGCAAAATTAAGGACACGGAAGGCCGTCCAATTTTTGTACCAGGCTACGAGCAGGGCAACCCAGGCGGCGCTCCCGACCGCTTGCTCGGTCGCCGGATCGTGATTTCGCAGGAAATGCCTGTCATGGCGGCTAATGCAAAGTCGGTGCTGTTTGGCGACTTCAGCCGTTACTTCATCCGCGAAGTGATGGACATGACGCTTTTCCGGATGGCTGATTCGAACTTTATCCTGAATGGTCAGATTGGTTTCGTGGCGTTTAACCGCCAGGGCGGCAATCTGATCGATGTCGGCGGCGCAGTCAAGCACTACGCCAATTCCGCAACTTAAAAAAGGGAGACTGGGCCGGGTTTAACCGGCCCAGATGAGATCGATGAAAGGGCGAATTCTTATTGACGTCCCTGCGCACAAGTTCAAGTGTGGGCAGTATCTGGATTTGCCAGATGAGTTGGGCTCGCAGCTGGCGGCTCAAGGCGTGTTTGATTTGAAAGCACAAGGCGTCATAGCAGAACAGCAACAAAAACAGCAGCCTCAACCAGAGGCAGAAAATATGCTCGGCGAGGATGCGCAAGAACAACCTGTTGCGGCACCCTCGCCGAAAAACGCAAAGCAGGCGAAGTGACTTAAATGACCATGCTGACTGTCACGCTCCCTACTCCCGCAGCGGTCACTCTGGCTGAGGCAAAGCTGCATATGCGGGTTGAGGTCAATGATGAGGACACCTTGATCACCAATCTGATCTCTGTCGCCACATCAATGGCCGAGCATGAGCTTGGGAGAGCGCTTGTCACGCAGTCGATGAAAGTCAATCTTGATCGGTTTCCTCGAGGGCCGATTGAACTCTTCATGCCTCCTGTTGTGAGCATTACAAGCATTCAGTACGAAGACGAGAACGGGGCAACACAAACCTTAGATCCAATAAATTATCAGCTGGTCAAAGACTTCCATCGCCCTCGGATAACCGCTTCATACTGGCCGGTTGGCTCAGATGTCGAAGTGATTTACCAGGCGGGCTTTGGTGCGATCGCTGATGTGCCCGCACCAATTAAACAATGGATTTTGGTGCACGTCTCATCGATGTACGAAAACCGTGAATCCATTGGCAAACCTTTGGCAACTTTGCCGTATTTGAGCGCCCTGATTGACCGATATGTAGTTCCTGTCGTTTGAAGTCGACATTCCGATGAATTTATTTGAGATGTGAACATGGGCGCAGGAGACCTTAACAGACGTGTGACCATCCAGAGAAAATCGGACGGTGATGGAGCGTTTGGCCAAGCAACCGGCGACTGGGTGAATGTTGCATCGGTAAGTGCAAATATCAGGCCAATAGGTGGCAGGGAGAAGCTCCGGGCGATGGCCTATGAGTCGACGTTGACGCACTCGGTGAAGGTTCGTTATCGCACGGATCTGCTGCCCGCAATCGAAGCAGACGGCTGGAGAATTCTTTACGGATCAAGAGTATTTGATATCACTGCATCTATGGATCTGGATGACGCAAGGCGTTACATCGTTTTTGAATGCATCGAGACAGGGGTAGAGCATGGCAGCGCTAGTTGAGATCAAAGGGCTCGATGAGATCAACAAATTTTTCCAGAATTTACCTGCCAAATTAGAGGGTCGCATTGTTCGAGGAGGCTTGAAAGTTGGGGCGATTTCAATTGCTGAAAAAGCCCGGCTCAAAGCTCCTAGCAAATCCGGCGCGCTGAAATCCGGCATCAGGGTGACCTCCAGCGTCAAAAAGGGGGTAGCAACGGCCACGATACATGCGGGCGATAACAAATCTTGGTACGCACACATTATTGAATTTGGTTCGGGGAGTCACTATTCAGGGACTTTGAAAAGGTCAAAAAGAAAGCCTTACAAAATTAAGCCTAAACGAAAGTCTTCTTTGGTGATTAACGGTCGGCGTGTGGCTTCAGTCATTCACCCAGGCGTGAAACCGAGAAAGTTTATGCGAGACGCTTTTGACCGAGGATATGAGGAAGCAATTCAATCTGCGGCCAAGTACATGAGGTCGCGGATTGCAAGAGAGAACTTAAAAAGATGATTGCTGAACAAATTGTCTACCGAATGCTGGATGCGCCAGGACTTAACGCACTGGTTTCAGACAGAATTTTTTCCAGTAGTGCTAAACAAAATGCCAAGCCGCCATACCTTGTGTTTGAGGTGCTTGAGGATGTGTCATACCCGAATTTGAATATTCAAGAGCCGGTCAGGCACGATGCGCACGTCAGAATTTATGCGCTTGATTTGGGACAGGTCAAGATTGGGCAAATAAACGAGGCGATAAAAAGCGAGCTTAATTTCAAGTTCTACATCGTGGTTGATGGGAAAACAGTCATTGAGTCCAGGTTGAAATCTGTCAACCCGATGGAAAAGGATCACGAGACTGGCATTTTCATCCAAGCCACTGACTACATCTTGCGGTACTACGAGTAGCAGTTCCGTAATGAAAGCCAGATTGATCTGGCAATTTAACGCCCGCACCCTGCGGGTTTTTTTATTTTCTGAAAGGAAAAAGCGATGACTGTACGTACCTCCGCAGGCAGTACCCTGAAAATCTCCGCAAGTGCACCTGCCACTTTTAACGCTGCGGGCTATTCCCTTCTGGTCTATACCTCAGTTGGAGAAATCACCGATCTGGGCGAGTTTGGTCGTGAATTCACTCTGGTCACACACAACCCGGTCGGGTCGCGTGGCACACAAAAGTTCAAAGGATCCTTCAATGAAGGAACGATGAACTTGTCCCTTGGCCTGGACACTGATGACGCAGGGCAAGTCCTCATGAAAGCCGGGTCGCTGTCTGACACGGCTTACAGCTTTGAGGTCACGACCCAGAACGGCGACAGCTACTACTTCCAGGCGATGGTGATGAGCTTCAAAGTTGGCGTTGGATCGGTTGATTCGATCACGACAGCAACTTGCACGCTCGAGATCACGACCTCTGCTGGCGGTATCGGCGTTGTTGAAGACCTAGCAGCTTAATCAATGCCAATGACGGCAAAACGTGCACCGAGTCGGCGCTTGTCTCATCCTTCGCGGGGTGAGCAGGCGCCGGCCACGGGCAATCCAACCCTCCCGCGAAAGGAAGAAATCATGTTTGACATTGCAAACCTCGGCGTTAACCCCACTTCAATCATCGAACTTGAAAACCCTGATGGCGAAGCGCTGACAAATGATGCCGGCGAGTCGATCAGCATCACAATTTACGGTCCAGGCAGCAAACAGTACCAGGTGGCTTCGGGCATCCGAAACCGCGCCATTCTGGATTATGTCCGCAAAGGCGGCAAGAAAATGAAAGACAACGAGCAGCGTGAGCTCGATGCTGAGTTCCTTGCGACTTGCACGGTTTCATTTAATGGCTTTGTGTACAAGGACCTGACTGGGCACGAGATGTTCAAGGCCGCCTACATGGACACAGCAATTGGATTTATCGCTGACCAAGTCAATAAAGCGGTGAGTGACTGGTCAAATTTTACGAAGGGATCAAGCAAGACTTGATCCTTTACGCCAGGCAGTTGGGGTGGTTTCACGCAACCCCGACTGCTCAGAATCCACACAAGAAAATATCTGATCAAGAAAAGCCTCGAAGCAGACTTGAAAAAATCATCGACAACGGCGGCACGCCTTTGATGCCTGACATTGGCGATGGAAGCTACCTGGTTGAGTACTGGAATGATCTTGGGTTGTTTATGGAAGGGCAAATGGGGCCAGTGGCACTCTCTGCTCAAGAGATTCAAGCCTGGCAGCATGGCGCGCAGTTGAGTTTGAGTGCCTGGGAGTTCAGGGTGGTGATGCAAATGTCCAGAGCGTATTTAAGTGCGTTGCGGGCCGGTGCCGAGCCTGAGTGCCCTCCACCCTACGGCAATCCGGCGAACGAGTTTGATCGCGCCACGGTTTCGAAAAAAATCGGCAATGCATTTAAGTCTCTATTGATGGCGAGGAAGTCGTAATGTCAACTAAAGTCGGTCTGCTGACCATCGAGATGGCAGCCAATATCGCTCGTCTTGAGACCGATATGCGCCGCGCGCGCAATACCGTTGACAATACGATGCGCAGCATTTCGCGCAGTGCAAGCATGGCGATGTCGTCGATACAAGGATTAATTGGCGTCATGTCTGTGCGCGAACTTGCTCAGATTTCAGACCAATTTAAAACCATTAACGCCACGCTTGCCTTGGCAACGAGATCCGCCGAGGCTGGAGCCGTTGCGTACCAGCAAGTGCTGGATATTGCCATGCGAAGCGGGCAGGCGATTGAAGGCGTGGCGGTGACCTATCGAAGGTTTGCTGAAAACTCCAGGGATCTTGGAATCACGCAGGATCAGGTTGCCAGATCGACGGAGACCGTTGCGCAGGCGCTCGCGCTTTCTGGTGGCAGCTACCAATCCACCAGCGCCGCTTTGATCCAATTCAGCCAGGCGCTCGCCTCCGGAACGCTTCGGGGACAAGAGCTTAATTCGGTGCTGGAACAGGCGCCAAGATTGGCGCGACTGATTGCAGATGGAATGAATGTCTCAGTCGGCTCCCTGCGCGCTCTTGCAGAAAAGGGGAAGATCACTTCTGATGTAATCATCCAGGCTCTTGAGGACCAGGCCAGCACCATCGAGCGAGAGTTCGGTCAGCTACCGATGACATTTGCTCGCGCTGTAAACAATTTTCAGACTGCGGTGACCGATCTTGTCGGGAATGTAGAAAAGAACTTAGGAATATTTGGCGCGCTGGCGGGCGTCATTAATCTGATTGCACAAAACTTGTCTTTGCTGGTCAACGTAGCGGTCGCTGCAGCGATTACTGCCATGGGACGATTCGCCGTGACAGTTGTCTCGTTAATTTCCACCAAAATCGCTCTGGCGGCCAGCATGGGCGCCGCCACAGCCGCGACCATTACATTCAATCGAGCCTTGGCAATTCTAGGCGGACCTGCGGGTGTGGTCATTACGGCCGCTAGTGCGGCCTACGCGTTTCGCAGTGAGCTC